GTTGTAACTAACTACATCGGTGATGACGATAAAGTGAGTGGAGCACTAGGCTTACGCTATCCTTCATCGTTCCTCAAGATCGTCTCTTGATCTCTTTCGTTTCTGCCGATCACGTCGCTTTAAAGCTTCCCAATCAGCAGAGGAAATGTGATTAGGTGGTAACCCCGTACCTGACGGAGTGTAACCATTCTTTTCCATCTCTTGGTACCGTTCCCGTTCCATTAGCGGGTCTGTTCGCAAGTGCATTTCTGTTGAGAAAGTGTCATCCCTATCATCTTGATAGGATTCACGATCCCAAACTGACAATGTAGAGATATTCCTTTCTCCGTAGAGAGGAATCCGGTTAATATGAGTATCTCCCGAAAGATCTGGGAGTTCTATCTCATTTTCGCCGGCTATTGCCAGATTTTGACACAAGTTTACCATCATATGATTGTTGGGTTTGGAAAAATATCCAACCCTCGAATCATCCCTCATAAGAGGGGACAGGTCCCAGTCACGCTCTTTCACGGTTCTTTGGAACCGAGCGTACTGATTCAACCAATACTGTCGACGCCTTGGCTTCATTTGCCTAAAGGGTTTCACACCCATGGCGTCTAAGAACTGTATTGGATTTGTCACGGTGTTCTTAACCGGCACTTTGTAAGGCCTAAACGCAACAGTTTTACCGTTCTTTGTTCTATAGAACATAAAACCAGCAAATTCTGCTACTCGACCACGATATGACTTAGCTTCGGAGATATCTACTCCTAAGCTTTGTGTCATGATGTTTCGGTAGGCGAGTTCAACTCTCTTATCAGAGAAACAAACGTCGTCACCTAGCACTACAAAGGTCTTGCGGTTACCGAACTCAGTTAAAGGCTTTTGGCCTTTCTGAATGGCGTAACTTCGTGCCCAGCGTTCTGCAGTCTCACAAACAATTAAGTGAGCATTTTGGAACATTGGGAAACTACCATAGAGTCCCATAGGTTGACCGACTGAGTAGTTGATCGACCGAGGGTTTCTGGAACCTTCCTTTGAATGAAGCCATGAGGCTACAAAAGGACGGCTTGACACCTCTTCTAGGGCATCTGCGAACTGTGGAAAACCCATAGCTAGCAACATACCTTCGATAAAGTTCCGGGGAAAACGATCTGTAGCGGAGGATAAATCTGTACAATATACCTATTTACCTTCTTGCAGTAATCCCGATACGAGCTTAGCGCCTAGAACTTGGTTCCGGACGCAGCTTGACGGATGCTTATCCGCCAGGTCAGACATGGCTTTATGCAATGGTTTAAAAGCCAGTTGCAACCATGCTGTAGGCTGTGCCGCAATACGCGGCTTACAACCCTGCTCTTGAAGGATCATTATTTTCCCAGAGAATGGCCCATCCCAATCTAACGATTGAGAACGGATTCCCTCCCTCATTTCAAAGCATGGTACATCCATGTCAAGAGATTTGGGCAACCATGTCTCTGTCATAAATGACAAGGCCATGGAACATCCGGGAGTCCCAGGTTCTTGGACCTTTCGACCCCATCCGTCAATTGCTGTCTTCTCATGAAGATGTATAGCCTTTGGTAAGGGAGTTCGTGAAAAATAAGCGGAATTCAGCTTTAATCCATCAGCCTGACGTTGATTCTCAAGTGGGAACCAATAGTCAAAGTCTGATATACCGAGACCCTTTTCGGAGTATCGGTGGCCTTCTCTTGCAACAGGATTGTATCCTGGTGTTTGAGAACTGACATAAAATGTCA